TTAAATCTCCAGTAAAATTAATACTACCATTTACATCTAAATCATATAATGGATTTATATTGTTTATTCCAACATTACCTTGATAATTAATTAAAAATACATTACTGTTATTATTATTAATTTCTAAAATAGGTTGGTCAATTGTTTGATTAATAATAAAAGCTGTTTTATTAATAGTATTTTGAATATTGATATTATTAACAGTTAAATTAGATGATATAATAGCATTACCATCTATATCTAATTTTTCAGTTGGTTGTTTATTATTAATGCCGATATTTCCTCCATTCGGTTGTAATATTAAATCATAATAAACATCACTATTAGTACTAAGGGCTTGTATATAGGAATTACCAGACCAAATTGTGCCCAAACTCAAACCCCACTGGTTATTATTAATATCACCTTTTCCTAACCATAATGTTTCAGTATTAAATATAGTATTAGCACTATTTGATGTTCTTATAGCTAAATCAGTATTATTAATAGTATTATGAACATTTAGAATAGCGATGGGAGTATCAATCCCAATACCAACTTTATTATCAATAATTTTTAAAGTCGTAACATCTGTTGTACCTGTTCTAAAATTATGTGATGTAACACCTAATAATGAACCTTCTGTTGAATTTGTTCTACCATAATATACTTCAGAACCATTCCAAAAAATTAATTGTGTTTTATCATTATTTGAATTTTTACCAAGTAGAGAATTATATTCTGATATTAAAATACCATCTCCTTGTATAGGCGAATAAACAGTAAATTTTGCCAATGGGTCTGATACACCTATACCAACATTTTGATAATCACCGTGCAAATATATATTGGTTGATGTTGATAACCAAAAATCAATGTTAGTTTGTTCTAGATAATTAGTTTCATTATCTTCAAAAACTTCATTAATATTATCAATGGTTGGATCTTTTTCTTTTGCAAATTCTAACCATTCGTGTAATAATAAATCAGATTTATTTTTTCCAGGAAATCTAGTATTTAATTCTTCGTCGGTTGTTAATGATGATAATCTAGTTGGAATAATATCTTTATTTCTTTTTTTAAATCTAAGTTTTTCACCGGAAACCATCAATTTATGAGAATCTCCCATCCATATAGAATTATTACTGACATAAATATCTCTTATTTTTTTATCAACACTTCCAATGTCAATAGTTTCATCAGTTAAAGGAATTATATGTGTATCCAAATTATTAAGATAATTACTTGTATTATCATTTGTATAAGAAGTAAATAATCCATTATTTTGATATAAATTACCTGTAAATTTAATATCGCCTATAACATGTAATTTTTTATCTGGATTATTTGTTCCAATACCAACTTTTCCACTGACTAATGACATTGTATGTGTTGAACCAGACATAATTAAATTATTTTGAGTTCCATCACATACATAAAAATCAATTGCATTATTATCACTAACTGAATTATGTCTTGTATGTATAAAATGCTGATATTGATTAAGTCCATTCCATCCAAAAGAAATTTGTGCTCCATTACCAATCATAGTGGCATCACTTCCATTTCTTAACCCTAAAGCACTACTATTTCCGTTGTTATTACCATTAATAGTTAAATATTCTGTTGGACTATCTGTTCCAATTCCAACATTTCCATTTGATAAGATTCTCATACTTTCAGTTGTTCCATTAGTTTGAACTGAAAAAGCATTGCCTGATATAGTAGGACCAATACCAGCTTGATTCCAAAAACTTGCTGATGTAGTATTTCCCGGATTAGTAGGATTGTTTGTCAAATATAGTGCACCGTTAACATGTAATTTTGCTTGTGGATTATTGGTTCCTATACCAACATTACCAATACTATTACAATATAAAGTATTTTCAGGAGCAGAATAAGCAATTTTGAATTGTCCAGTATTTGTATTTGTACCATCTGCAATAGCAAATTCATAATTGTCTGTATAACCCAATATAGCTTCTCTAAGTGCAGTATTTGTTGATCTTTTACTAAATATTAATTTACCGTGACTACCAATTAAATCTATAGTTCCTAATCTCATAATGCCATCAATATCAAGATTATAATTAGGCGTTAAATTATTAATACCAATATTACCATCTGTATTAATTATCATTCTTGCTTGTGCAGTTATAGAACTAGTTGTATTTGTATAAAATCTTATATCACTTGCATAATTAGAGTGTGTCGTTGATGTTATTTTAGATCTAATAGCACTACTGTAAGAAGGTATACCAAATTCTATGCCAGATGTTTGTAAAATTGCATCAGTATCAGTTTCAACGCGTAAATATGTATTATTTGTTGTACGAACATGTAATTTAGTTTGTGGTATTGTATTAATACCGAAATTTCCATTAGAATCAATTATAACATCATTATTATTATGACTTTTAATATAAAAAGAACCATTTGTTTTATCCGTAAATAAATATGTATTATATGTATTTGATAATAAATGTAATACGGCATTATCAGTTGGTGAGTTTTGATGTATTTTAATTCTACCATCATATACTGTCAACTTTTCTGTAGGTAAACTAGTTCCAATTCCTATTTTATCACTAAATACGTGTAATATATTAGTTGTTTCATTACCAATGCATACTGGTAAATTACCTTTCGATTTTATATTTAAATAACCATTTGTATCATTACCAACTTGTGATATAGTATTATAACCAAATCCAATAGCATTTGTTCTTTGTCTATTTTGAATTAAAAAACCTAAATTATCTGTATATTTTCCTTCTTCAATATCAGCAGTAATATTAACATGCGATTTGTATAATTGTCCTGTACCATATTCAATCCCACTTATATCTGATAATAAATTAGTATCAGTATAGTAAATTGAATTACTAACATCTGATTTACCAATATCATAACTCCAATGAAATTTTTTTGTTTGATCATTGATTTTAATTTCTCCATTTTGTGATAAATTTAGTATTGTAACATTTTTTCCACTTAAAAAAGTTTTTAAACTATTTTCATTATAAATAAGTGTATTACCACTATTTGTTAAATTACCATTAAAATCTATATTCCCTGTTATGTTTAAATTACCATTTGTATCTAAAACCATTTTTTGTTCATAAATTCCTAAAGAATTTAATAAACCTACATCCAAAATATCATTAGGATTAGTTGATTCATATGATTGTTGTATTTTTAAAGATGGGGCATCTAATTGTGTATTAATGATTTCTAAATTTTCAGTTTCATATGTTGATGTATTAATAGTTGTAGTAGTTCCATAAACATTTAAATTACTAACATTTAGATTATTATTAATAGTTACATTACTAGATATTGTAATATCTGTGTTATTAAATGACAATATTTCACTCGCTTCATTTATATCATTATATAACTTAATTTTAGCATTATTTTCTTGTACTTCAAATATTAATGAATTACTAGTAAGATTATTTGAAGTATTAATTTGAAAAATACTTTTATCACCAAAAGAAGTTAATTCAGCAACTTGTTCTTGTTGTGTTCTAATTGATAATTTTTTATTATACATTTAAGTATCTCTATAAATATAATTTATTATTTTGTAAAAAAAAAACTTATTTTGAAAAATATAATTATTTTAAATTCTATTTTCAGGTTTAACATAATCCATATCAATTATTTTAAATATATCTTCTTCTGAATTTATATCATAATCAATTAATTTATTTGTTTTTACATCCGTATATCCATATTCGGATAATGAAAGCCCTTTTTTTAATGCATTTTTTCTCATAATTATATTATGATTATATGAACCTGTGAAATACAATAAAGTAAAATAATAATGTTTTTTATTTGTTAACAAAATATCTATTCTTCGTGGTGGTAAATTTTCAATTTTACAAATTCCCATAAATTTTTTTTTACCATTAGCTAATGTTTCAATAACATAATTTGATTCTTTTAATTCTTCAATAATATTATTTAAATTAATTGTATCATTATCTTTAATTAATATATCAATATCGCCCATATCTTTATTTTTTCTTCTAAAACTTCCAACCATATCAAATTCAATATTATTATTATTTTTTTTTAACACATTTTTTATAATTTCATTATGATTTAATCCTTCTTTATATGGGATTCTTTTTTCCAAATCATCGAAATATTTTAAACCTATTTGTTGTTTATTATTTAATAATTTTTTATTTTCTTCCAAATATAAATCATCAAAATTGTCAATTTTTGCAATTAATTCCTTCATTTTTGCAGGACCAATACCATAAATGTTATTTAATTTTTTATTAAGAATATATGTATTGTCTTTATAAATATCATCTAATTGTTCTATTTTTCCAGTATTAATAAATTCCTTGATTTTTTCCATAATTCTATCGCCAATTCCTTTAATATCTTTTAAACTATCAATAGTAACTTCATCTAATTCTAACTCGATAATATTAATTGCTTTATTATACGATTTTACTTTAAATTGATTACCTTTAATTTTTTCATAATCATGAATAATTTTAAGATTATTAATTAATTGACTTTTCATAATTTTATTATTCGATTTTATAATATCATTTTTTTTATTTTTAATACAACGATTTGTTTTTAAATTTAATATTTTACCTTCAGGACATACTTTTTTTGTTTTTATAGTATTTTTGATAAAACGATTCGTTTTTAAATTTAATATTTTACCTTCAGGACATACTTTTTTCATCTTTATTATTAAATCATAAAAATATTAAGTAATATATATTTTATATTTATATTATAGAGTTAAATATTATGAATACAAATAGTATATATATTACAATATTATTAATTATCATACTAATATTATTAATAATATACTATTGCTATTATTATAATTCTGCAAGTAATATAGAAAATTACACTAATCTTGATTGTACAAATTATAGAGATGGAAATTACTGTAAACAAATTGGAGAAGAAAATCCATTTTGGTGTTTTATTAAAAAAATGTTTTGTTTTATAGTATACCTAAAAAATCAAATTACCGCAAAAGACGAAGTTATTAAAAACAAGGATACGCA